GAAAGTCTAATTCTTTAAAGTTTATTTCTGTTAGATTTTCCACTTCCAGACCACCGTCTAAAAATAGTGGTCGTCTTCCACCAGACTGTGGATTGTATCTAGCAACCCAAGCCTGTAACATTCTCTCTTTAATTTTCTCCGAGAGTGTGTTCGGTGATTTTAGTACCAATCCTGGTACTGCTCCATTTTTGAAGAAGTTATCCTGGAATCTCCTCATGCTTGATAGTAACTGCATAGTTCTAAAAGCAGGTTTGAGTCTAGGTACTCCTCTATAAATAGAGTTAAAACTGTTTTCTTTGATATGTATGATTTCGCTTGGACTATAATCTATACTGTGGTCATAAGTATATTTTTCTACATAAGTCCTTTCATCACTGTGTATAGTCATGTGTTCGGCTGGAAGATGATACAGATGTGCACCATCAAAATATACAAAGATATTTCCATCAATCAGTAAGTCTATCAAAAGATTTCTTTTAAATGTGCTTACATCTTGAAATGGATTAGGCTCTTTGTTTAGTAGTAAGTCGACTCTAGTTCTTCTTATATCTTTCTTTATAGGTTGTATACCTTGTATCTTTTCGCCCACATCATATGGTACTTCAGCTGAATCATCCACAATCATGTTGACCGCTCTGTTTACCACTTCTAATGTTTCGTAGGCTTGTCGATAGTTTATAACATTTTCACGGCTGTCAATAGTCATTCCCTCGTCACGGGAAATCACATATTGTGCAGGGTTTTCTTTTTCTTCCCTGTTAATGCCTAAAAATCTATCGTACCATGCCATATTTTTGTCTCTGTATATCCACCCAATGTTGTTGTTTCTTTGCTGTTAATAACTTTGGTCTCTTTCCGTATATGTTATGCAGTTTGAGGTGGTGCATATGACATAAAGTAACAGCTTGGTTATAAACTTCGTCTTCGTATTCTTTTATGAATTGTTCACGAAGTGCTAGTATTTCTTCCTCTGTCTCAATGGTGATGTTTCTTTGTTTCATCCACCATTCAAGTAATTCAGTTAGTCCGTTATAGTGATGAAAGTCCAGGTTTTCTGTACTTCCGCAAATGTAACATTCCGTCTCTTTTTTATATTTAGACTTGGCCTTGTCACGAACATATTTAACTAAATCTCTTTTTAAAGTCATAAACCTACTTGTATATAAGAATTGTAACAAAAATTTTAGCTCATGTCAAGAACTATTTTTGATAGGTATAATTAAAAGGTAGTCGCACTTGTCTCGAACGAATAGAGTGCATATCGAATCGCGTCCGCCATGTGAGATGCATAATTATGTTTAGGTTTTTCTTTTAACAGATTCGGATTTGGATCCCACTGATATTGGTCTAAACAGAGTAATGATTCTTTACATCCTTGATGAACGAAAAGTTGATCGTTATCTACAATACCAGCTACTGAACCAATGCCATCTAGTACTGACTTTTTCGCATTAATAGTAGTAATATCATAGTTCTGCGCAAAGTCAAATCTTGTTTGCTGAGCTGCTGAATCAATGTAAATATAATCTATATCCCACTTGTCTATTAGTTTCTTTATTTGTACTGCATGTTGTTCGGTAGTCCTCTCACTATCTAAGTATTCATCTACTAAGTAGTATTTCTCGGAATCCCAATCATACGCAATCACACAGAAAGCTGTAGGGTCTTTGTACCCGACATCCATTCCTGCAAAGATATCCATTCTTCTAGTTTCTAGTTCAGATAAATCTGCAATCTGTGTTTCATGGTTAAATGCCCATACCTGACCTTCAAAGACATTGAAGTCAGCCATGTATTCTTGGTTAAATTCTGCTTCGGACATAGTTTTTCTTGCTTCTGCTATGTCTTGTTCAGAAAGTCTCGGATTCTCGTGGTAAGTTGCTCGGACTGACGCCCACTCTGGAAACTCATCGTTAAATCCTCTGTGCCAAAACTCTGCAAACCAATTATTTCTACCCCGTGGGGTTGAGATAAATATAGCTTTAGAGTTTTCTTTATCTAGTGTAGGTCTTAGTGCTACATTGAAAGCATCTCTGCCGTCAACGAGAGCAGCCTCATCGAATATGATAAGGTCGTAACTTCTACCTACAACAGAGTCTACCTGGTTAACAGAACCCATACGAATCGTTGAGCCGTTTGAAAGTTCAATAACTTTATCTTTTGCATTATCTCTAGTAACTTCTAAATCAAAGTGCTTAATTAGTTGTCTTTGTAAGTCAAATGAGATTTGAGATAAAGAGTAGTTAGGCGACATAAGTAAAACATTAGAACCTGGTACTAATGTAATTAACTGTCCTATGATATTTGCAATATAGGTTTTGCCCTGCCTACGAGAAATGGCAGCACATACAAATCTATATTTGGGGTTGTTTATAGCGTTGATCAACGCTGTCTGTGATGAATTAGGCTGAACGCCTAGTAAGTCCATGTAACCATCAATAGGTAGCTTTATAAATTTTCTTTCGTCAAAGTTCATTAGTTCATCACTAACGACATCTTTTCTACTAATAGTTATCAATGTATGGTCTCGTTAAAGAATGTTAATAGATCATCGTCCTCGTCTAAGAGTCCGGCTTGTAATGCTTTTTCATATAGGTATAAGAAGGAGGCTGACATTTGTTTTAAGTTTTTCTCTTGTGCTGAGAGTTGTCGTTTGTCCGACATCTCCAGCATTTTTGCTAAAAAGTTGTGTGCGTGGACTTGACTTTCGTCTAACCACATTTTTCTACCATCAATTGTTGGTACTGCCATTATCTTCTCCTTCTTCGTTTAATACCTTTCACATGTTTCTGACTTCTAGGTGGACGTTTCTTAGAACCTCCCTTACCTGCCCAAAACACTTTGTTTGCCCAGTAAGCTGCAGAAGATTTACCTTTACGGATGTTTCTGCCGTGTCTGGCTTTGAAACTCTTCCTTGCTGCTGCGCTATAATTATGACCCATCCCTTGTGCTCCGAATCTAATTATTTTTATTTTACCACCAACTCGTACAGCAACAACTGCTTTCTTAGTTTTGTGGTTGGGTGTTCTTTTTGGTTTGTTCAAACCAGAGAGTCCCACTCTCTTTAATCGAGCTTTTTCTGCTGCTGTTAATGCCATGTTAGTCTCTAAAATTCCAAAATACTAGTGCGTATCTTGTTCCTTTGGTTACTTTTTCTACACCATGCCACCACTTATCTTTTATTTCTAAACCGTCTTGTGGGAACTGTATAGCTTGACCAACTTTCTGTTCTAAAGGTTGCTCTCCATTCTTGCCGAGTGAAAGCTGACCGCCTTCATAATCATCATTCAAAGGAATAATAACAATATCTTTTGCAGTTTTGTTAGTTCCTTCTTTCCAATAATTACTTTGGCACATCCACATACTATCTCTATGAGGGTTGGTATAATCTCCTTCCCCGTACTTCATTACTTTACTTCTGTAGACAGGTAAACCGTCCCAAGTATCAAAGCAACTAAATTCAGATTGTTGTACGCTTCTTCCTCTACCACCTTTTGTGAGAACGACAGTATTTGCTTCAAGCTCATCTTTTGTCATGTGCTGTGCATCAACGCCAAAGTTTAAATCTCTTTTGTATACATCATTTTCCCACTCGTCAATAGAATTAATAATCTGTTGACAGTGTTCTTTTGATAGTGCGTTCTCAGTATATTTTAACATTATCTTCCTCGTCTAGGTAGTATTCTTCCTGCTGATCTTTTACCGAATCTTGCTCTTTTTGGATTAACAGTCTTCCCAAATCTTGGGCCGATTCCTTTAGGTGCTGAACCATAAAACCCTGCTGCACTAGACATCGGGCTTTTTGTATTAACAAAAGTACCTGCTGCTGCATTTAAGTCTCTGGTTAGTCCTCTTTTTAGTTTATGTTTACGGATCTTCTGAGTACCGTGTACACCAGTAGGGCCGCTTAAAAATGAACCAGTTCTAGCCATTTCTTTCTCCTATAAGCTTTTTAATTTGCTTATCCCGAAAATCACACTCCTGCATAGTCGCGTAATTTTTCATTTTTACCAATAAGGATAGGGCTCTGCGTTTTTCTATTACTACAGTAGCCACGGTTTTTTCAATCGCAGAGAGCCTTCTAGTCATTTCATACTTTCTGGCTAGTGCGCGATTGGTCATTACCTTCTCCTTCTTCGTGTTGTTTTTCTTTTCCTTTTAACAAAAGTAGCCACATTTCTTGGCTTACCACCTGGGTTACCTGCCTTTCTCTTTCTTCGAACTGCAGAACGCTTTTGCGCATCTGTCATTCTTCTAGCTTTACTAGCAGGTACACATTTAGGGTATCCTCTTTTGCTGTTCCGTGCAGACTTTCTTCCGCATGGTGGATGTCCTCCACCTTTTCTTTTACGAGAAATGTCTACCCAGCCTTCTTTGAACCATTTAGTTAGTCCGCCTTTTGGTTTAGCCATTCTTCTTCCTTCGTACTGCTCTTAAGTAAGCACCGTGGGAACTGCCTGGCATGAATCGTTTATTCTTTCCTCTGCCGTGTGAGTGAATCCCTTTCAAACCTAATTTCTTTGCAGCTTTACGAGCTGCAGATGCTTTTGTGTAAACATTCCTTCTTCTAATATAGGTTTTATGTTTTCGTTTGTTTATTGCCACTACTTTCTTCTTTTACGTCCAGTACCCATTCGATACCTTCCGCCTCTGGCTTTGTATGTTCTTACTAGCCAACCATTAGCATACGCTGATGGATATACCTTAAACTTTCTCCGTGCTTCGGCTTTTACTCTAGCATATAGAGATGGATTTGTAGGTACTGGCCTCTTCTTAGCGGCCTTTCTTCTTCTTTTTCTTCTTACTGCCATTGAATCTCCTCAATGCATAGTGGGCATTTCAGCCCACTATACCCCCGAAATGTTTATTTATCTTTCGCTCTGCCAACATTTAAGGCAAACCAGTCAACTAATTTGTAGACTTTCTTCATCCAACCATCATCAATCGGAGTTGGAGTAACGGCAGCTATAAATGAGCATAACATCACTATAGTAGGGATGACTGCTATCCATGCTTGGAGCCATTCAAAGAATCCTAACATAATTATCTCCTTCTGTACTTGCCACCTCTTTTACGACGCTTACAGTACTGCTTTTGCGAAAAACCTTTTGGCCTTGCGCAGTTTATTTTCCTCTTACGAGACAGTGTCCACTTTTTAGTAGCCATTCCCGGTGGGATTATCCTGTAGAGTGTCTAAACAACCTCTCCACAGCTTTTTCTTACCAACTACACCTGCATGGCTAAAGAACCATGGTAGGCCAGTCACATAAGTATTCAAGATCCTCTCGAGTCGAGTCTTATGCTCTATTTTCACTGTGCATCTATATAGCTTTTTATCGCTATAGTCGACAACATATAAACCGCCAAATAGACCGTTATTATTTTCTAGTTTTCTAGCTTCTTCTAAATTCTTAACACAAATAGTATTGAAAGTATCATGTCCGTATTGGAATGACTGTGTGTTGTTATTTGCGTCTCGAGTGATCGTTATTACTTCATCTTGGACGCTAATTGTATGTGCATCAGCCCAAATGCAGAATGGTTGTAAGCCTATAGCTTCTCTATTAGTTCTGCTTTCGTTTTCTAATCTTTCCCATGTTTCTTTCTTGAAGAATCTAGTAGTACCTCTTCTAGAAAATATTTTGCCATAATAGACAGGCACTTCCTTATCCCAGGAAACTGCGTTGTCGTGGTAAAATGCTCTAGCTATTTGATATGGTGTTTTTTGCATAATTTTTGTTAAAGGGCGGATTGGAGACCCCTCGATATTTTTCCGTGTCATGATATAATATCATGCTTTTGCGTTTAGTATAAGGTCATCCAATCCTAAATTGTTGATCACCTCCTCCGAAGTTCTGTCAAAAACTGTCTATCTTGTTGTATGATAATAGGACAGTGAGTTTGTCTGCCTCCACCCTTAGTGTAGTGTGGATGCGACCATAAGTATTCACACTTTTCTTGGTCTTCGTTCTTCTTCTCTACAAACTTATCTAGTTCATCAACGGTCATCTTGGTCGTGTAAACTATTGCGTCCCACTGTTTAAGATTCCAGTTTTGCTCGTTCAACTCGAGAGTGTCTCTGTTAAACTTTATTATGTTAATCCTGCCCTTCTTGTAACTCTCGTAACTCCAAGGGCAGACATTTCGAATGGAATGAAAATAAGTGAGCCAATTATCCTCTGCTTCTTCTTTTCTTTCCACCTTTCTTCTTCTTACCCTTTTTCTTCTTCATCTTTTTCAAGATTGCAGCTTGTAAAGCTTTTGGTAGTTTTTTCTGTTTAGCTGTTAATGCCATTATTACTCCCTAAGTCCAACGAGGAGGCTCGTCAGGACACTCCGCCCATCGCAACTTTGTTTTGAGGGGCATAAAACAGTGACAAATCCTACATGTTTTCCAAAACTTCATATAGTTTGGACACTGTTCACAAATCTTTAATCTGTCTGTATGAGACTTCTTAGTCGAAGTCCGCGTGCCAATTCGTTCCATATTCATTTAACTTGTTTATCCACCAGTCTTCATCATGTAAGCTGATGTGAAAATTAGTACCGCAACTAAATGTTTTTATTGCTGGTTTCGTATCGATATGAAAGTACACATAGTTTCCTAAAAAGAATAGTGAGTGCAGTATGTTATCGACTTCATTTGGTAATATGTGTTCCATTACATCTACACATAGTACTAAATCGAAATATCTATTTCTATATCCTGCTAACTTATTATATTTTGCGACATACGGGTCATATAATACGGGCTTTTCTATACCCCAGTACTCGTGCATATTTTGCCTAGTGTACTGCCAACCCTTTCCGCAACCAAAGTCTAAAACATTGACAGGGTTTACTCTGTCTATGACTTCCTTGATTCTGTCTTTGTTGTTCACTGTTGTTCTACCACTCATTGTAGTAGTATTTTCATGAACCCAGACATACTCCTTGGCAAGTCTTTCCTTATCAATCATCTTTTTCGATTAGGGTTATGTTTTCTTCTTCTTAAATTTTTCTTTCTGGCAAGTAATATTTTCAGTCTGCCAGTAAGCTCTGGAGATTCATTGTTTTCTTCTGAAGTCTCCACTGCCTTCTTCAAGGCTTCTCTTATTTCGTTAGCCATGCTAGTGCTTCCTCTTTGGTTTTAAATATTTCGTGAGTGTCTCCTTTTAAATGCCAGAGACCCCTCTTCTCATAAAGTTCCCATCCTTCTGGGACTTCTTGTTTGACCTTTTTAATTTTAGGTGCTTTTTGAATGTCTTTCTTTTGATAGTCCATTTCCATTGTTTTTCTCCTATGAGTGCATTGTGTATATGGTTAGCAACAAAGTTGCAGCACCGACAATAGCGCCACCAGCGGCACTAATAAGTATTGTTTCTATTCTTTTAACGCTAGTATCAATATCGTCAAAGCGGTTAAATGCAGTTTTCCATCGCTCCGCGCAGACTGCTTCGTGCTTGGCTAGATTGTTCGCTACTTGTTCGGCGTCCATTGTGTGTCCTCTCTTAAACTTTTGTATTAAATACATGATAATTATATCAAATTACCAACCTGATGTCAAGTACTATTTTCGTATGGTATAGATTTTTACAGGTTCTGACTTACCTTTTACAGTCACCTCGTCAAGAAACTCATAATCATAACCATCAACTAAACTGTACTCAGATATAATTAAGTCTGCGTCATATTCTTTACAGCTAGATTCTAGTCTAGCAGCGAGATTGACGCTATCACCAAGAACACTGTAATCAAAGCGAGTGCTGCTGCCAAAGTTTCCAACGACACAGTCCCCCGTGTTGATTCCCGCTCCTGTATTAATTTGATCCAGGCCTTCTTCTCTGAGCTTTTCATTTAACTCCTCCAATGCCACTCTCATTTCGAGAGCTGCCTTTGTTGCATTTTCGACATGATTCTCGTCTGGGCATGGCGCTCCCCAAAATGCCATGATGCAATCTCCCATGTACTTATCTATTGTACCTCCATGCTTGAGAATAATCTCAGTCTGATTGTCAAGGAAACGATTTATCAGAGTCGTAAGTCCTTGTGGATTCTTTTGGTATTTTTCCGAAATCGGGGTAAATCCTCGTATATCAGAAAAAAGAAAAGTTAGTCGTGAAGTTAACCCACCCAATCTCAGTAATGTTGGGTCATCCTGTAATTTTTTTACCAAGGCGGGACTAACGTATGTCCCAAATTGTTGTTTGATTCGAAGTTTCTGTTGATACTCCGATAGGAAACTCAGGAAAGTATGGATGCTCCAAAAGAGAACGGATATAATCACGATTCCACTAACGTCAAACAAGTAAGAAGATTTATACAGATGCCAGGCTCCATATAAACTTCCTCCAGTTATCAGTAATAGTGCTGGAACGGAAAGCCAGACTGACCTAGATGCAAAAGCAAGTATTATCAGTGCTAGTAGTGTTGCTATGATTTCTGCTCCTGTAGCCCAAGTTGGTTGGCTAGGTGCAGTTCCTGTAATTAGATTGTGTAGAATGTTCGCTTGGATTTCGTGTGGGTATTTTGCCCCCGCAGGGGTCGGCACTGGGTTAGTTATACCCTCTGCAGTCGTGCCGAATATAACGAACGGAGCTTCTATTGGATTGTTAAGAAACTCCAGTCCGCTTTGTTTGTAAAACTTCGTATTCCAGTTCAAAAAGATACGACCATTCGCATCTGTATTCATCAGTGGGTAGTTTGGGATTCTTATCCAATCAATACCTTCTGGTGTTGTTTTTAGCTGGTACGAAGGATCGTTTACGGCGACTCTTAAGAGTTCCAAGGCGAAACTCGGGTAGAGTTTTGACTGCACGTTTACGACTAGGGGTATGCGACGAGTAACCCCGTCTATTTCCGGTGTAGCGGTTACTACTCCTATTCCCTTTGTTTTTGACTCCAGCGTAGACGCGGTAGGTAAAATTCCTGGTAGTTCGAATAGCCATGGTAGTGGATCCTCTCCTAACTGAGCAGTACCTACATGAGGGTTTGTCCCAGTTACTTGTGTCGATGCTGCTGAAGCAAGGACTGTTGGTATGTATTTCATTCGCATAGCAAAGTAATCATCATAATCTTTGCCACGAATGTCGGGGTTTGGCATCAACACCGTAAAACCTGGTACGGCCTGTGTAGTAGAGATTAAGTCTCCAAACACTGACCTCGGTAATGGCCATCCCCCATAAGTCTGTAGAAAATCTTCATCAAGATCAACTATCAGAATGTTCTCGTTTTGTACTGGTTCGGTATTCATGATTAAGTAGTCGTAACCAATAAGTTCGACTCTTTGCATGACACCAGGATTCCATATAAGCAATCCCATAAACAGTACTATTGTGATAACTTTATTTAGCAACTTATATTCCTGCCTGTAATATCGTAGTTAGCACCTTGCCTACAAGTTGTTTCGTATAAGTAAAAGTTTCTTAGTATTACTCCTGCGAGTATCCAATTGACTAATACCATTTGTCCCTCTTCTAAGTTAGCTGCAGCAATAGGGGTCAAAACAGATTTGTGTAGTAAAAATTCTGCAGCAGTAGGCTTTTCCGGCAATAAGAAGTTGGCCTCCTTTATATTCGGATGAGTGCTAGTCATGTGATATGAAGTACTCATATCAATAAAATTAAGAATGTAAAAAGTTCTTAAAGTTTCTTTAGACGGTTCATTGTTTATCTTTACAAATCTAAGACGCTTCTTATTCTCAGCCTCTTGTATTCGTTTAGAGTCTTGCTCCATCTGTTCATAGTTGAATGGAATTTCAGGTAGTGTTAAATCTAAGCTAGCCGCTTGATTGTTTGATGCTAATAGTGACATCGGCACCATTACCAATGACAACATTGTAAGCTTTACCATCTTGTTCCAATATAATGTTATATCCAGTTTGTCCATTTATATCTAACCTTACACTTTGATTTACTTCTCGAATCAGAGTAAAGAACTCTGCATCTCCAAAAGTTATTATCCCTGTACTTGCATCTTGTCCGAAT